GCAGTTTTTATTGTATCAGTAACAGTGCCTACCGAATCGGCAATAGAAGTGAGAGGTTCAGTGAAAGCACTGAAGCTGTCAGCCAATTGACTAAATGAATCAGTGAACCCAGAAATTGCAGTTTGTTCAGCTACACTGGCAAATCCATCTCCTACAGCATCAGTTAATGCGTCATTGATTGCAGTTTGCTCAGCAGTGCTGGCTAATCCGCCGCCTACTGCATCAGCACCGCCTTCTGCGGGGGTAAAGCTGCCTTGTAGGCCTGCACCTAAAATGGCGCCGGCAATACCAAATCCGCCGCCTACAATAAAAACATCGCTACTGCCTGTAGTGGGTTTGTGCCCGCATATACCCAAACCACCTTTGGTAATCGGAGTTTGTCCTTCTATGGTAACGCCTGCAGGGTTGTCGAATATAAATCCAAAACAATGTATAAACGTCTTAGGAGTACAACCGTAATGGGGTGTGTATATGGCACCGAATAATGCCACTGGTCTACCATTGACTGTCACAGATGAACTTGCTGGGGCTGTAACAATACCGCCATATCCAAACATATCACCTTGTCTCACTACCGACATAAAAGTCCTTAAACTACAATGGGACCTTTACTTACCGTTTGAATTCCAGTTGTGGTTTGTAGGTAATGGTCCTCGAGCTGTTTGATTACCGGAGAGTGCATCATTACGTGCTCCTTTTTAAGCTCTACATCCTTATTTATATCACCAGCAAACAGGCTTTGCATCAGACCCAGTCCTTGTGGGCTGGGAATAACTGTACAGGGCCTGTTTACAGTCCATCCCATCAAATGAGACTCTAATACTTTGGCAACTACTTCGTCGCCGTTGACTAATTTAAAACAAGCAATATCGCCGCTGTTATAACTTTTATTCTGTAACACTTAATTTTTCCTTTAATTGATCTTCAGTTAATTTTGATAGGCCTTGAAAGCCTCCTTGTACAAATAATTTTCCACCTAAATAAATTTGTGGCACGGTTCGGTGACCTTCATTTAATACAAATTCTTTTGCAGTCGAGTCTTCGTCGATTTTTACTTCAGTAAATGGAATGTTTTTTAACGTTAGTAAATTTTTTGCCTGTACACAAAAAGGGCAGTTATTTTTAGAATAGACAGTGAGCATTATAATGTAAATCCTTTGAAAGTAGATTGATCGACGTCTTGCTTAGTTCCGCCGATCACATAGCTACTTATCTCGGTTTCCTGCGGTGCCACTTGAACTTCGGCTCCGGCAATCCACTTAGCGGTCCATGGCAAAGGATTGCTACCTGGTTTAATTCCACAGTCTAGTCCCACTGCTGTCATACGTTTACAAGTTAACCAGTCAACATATTGGCATAACAGTTGTGTATTAAGACCGATCATCGATCCGTCTTTAAACAAATATTCTGCCCAAGTTTTTTCTTGCTCGGCTGCACTCAAAAACATTCGTTCACATTCTTCTTTAGTTTCTACTTTAAGTAGAGCATAGTCCGGATCATCTTGTGGTAACAACTTAAGCAAAGTCTGTGTGCTGCCAAGATGGATGTTTTCATCCCTGGCAATCAGTTTAATAGTTTTAGCATTGCCTTCCATCTTCTTTAGTTCAGCAAAAGCCCACGAGCAGGCAAAGCTGACATAAAATCTTATGCCTTCTAGTGCATTAACGGAATTTAAACACAACCACAATTTTTTCTTTAATTCATAAAGATCGACAATGATTTCCTTACCGTTAACAGTGTGATTGCCTACTCCTAATGTTTGATACCATAAGCTAGCTTCTATTAAGTCATCATAATAACGACTAATGTCTTTGGCACAATTAACTATAGGTTCAATGGTTAATATTTCATCAAAAACTTCACTGGGGTTACTGAACACATTTCTAATAATGTGGGTATAGCTACGACTGTGAATAGTTTCATTGAATGCCCATGTCTCGATCCATGTTTCTAATTCGGGAATTGTAGCCAGAGGCAGTAACGCTAAATTCGGGCTGCGACCCTGAACACTGTCTAATAGAATTTGACGTTTTAAATTACTAGTAAAGATATGTTGTTCAAAATCTGTTAACTCTTTAAAATCTTTGGCATCACGTAGAAGGTCAACTTCTTCTGGTCGCCAAAAAAATCCTAACTGTTTGTCTGTCAATTTATCAAATTGACGATACTTTAAAGTTTCGTAACGTTGAACGTTGACTGGACCGTTCGGATCTAGAAATGCCAACGCTTTGGTATGACTACCTTTATTATTAATATTAAAAACGCTCATTTTAGATTTAGACCTTTATTTTACTAATTTAGCAGGTTTGGCCAGTGGATCGGGTGCAGCCACTGGATGCTTTGCACAGGCTGCTTTATTGCCCTGGCCTGCTTCTGTTAAAAACTCTGTGCCTTTGGCAATTTGACCAATTGGGCAACTGCAAGTGGCCGTAACAGTTCCGTTGGTCGGATCTTTATCGTACTTACACATCATACCCCAACAGTTAGTTGACCCTTCGGCAATAGCACCAGGACAACTTTGAATTTTTGCTTTAGTGGCGCTGGGCGGGGTTCTTGCGAAATTATTAGCTTCCTGTGGATAATGAAATCCTTCAACTAATCTTGGTGCAAATAAACTCCAAACTTGTGTTGTTGGATCGTCGACGCTACAACTACCTTTCATGACACCTGCGCTTAAATCGGCAATACTGGGTCCTTCTAATACCGGACATTTACATACCACTTCAGGATAGGTAACACCGTTGTTAGTTGTAATTGTTTTACCTGTTTTAGTACAAGTGCTGGCTGCACACAACGCAAACTTACCTTGGCAAACAGTAAGTGTCGGTTGCTGTGCAAATGCAGACAGAGAAAATACAAATAAAAGTATCGAAAAGATTTTTTTCATATCATGGTTCCTTAAATGACGCAACTATCGCAGTCTTCTTGATCGGCAAGCTCAACAGACTCTTCTTTTTTAACTGCTAATTTATCTATGTCAATTTCACCTTGACCATCCATGGTGTTGAAATAATATAGTTGCTTAGTACCATACTTATAACACATAAGCAGGTGACCAATCATTTCACTCATTGGAATTTTTTCATCTTCGTAATGGTGCGGATTATAACTGGTGTTAACACTGATACCTTGATCGATATATTTTTGAAGAACTGCACAAATTTTCAAATAACCTTCAGGAGATTTTTGATCCCATAGTAGTTCGTATTTGTTTTTTAGTTTTCGATATTCAGGTACAACCTGTTTCAAAACACCATGCTTGCTTTGTTTAACACTGACATAGCTGCGTGGAGGCTCGATACCATTGGTACTGTTACTGATCTGTGCAGAAGTTTCCGCAGGCATTAACGCCATCAGTGTGGCATTTCTTTGCCCGTAACGTGTGGCATCTTCTCTGAGACTTTGCCAATCCATACGCTCTTGATGTGACACAAGTTCGTCGACTTCCGACTTACGTGTGTCGATTGGCAAAATACCATCAGCTGATTTTAAATCTTTCCAACGACCACAAGCCCCTTGCTCTTTTGCAAGCTCTACACTGGCTTTAATTAGATAGTAACTCCATGCTTCTGCATATTCATCGACCAGAGCCAATGCACGTGGATCACTGTAACTGACATCATGTTTGGCCAAGAAATATGCAAAATTAATAATACCAATACCCAATGGTCTAAATTCTTCCGTGGCCAACTTAGCAGCTAACACTGGATAATGCTGATAACTCAACAATGCATCCAGTCCTCGTACTGCTAGTGTACACATGCGCTCGAAGTCTTTTGGACTTTTAACATTTCCCCAGTTGGTCGCACTTAGAGTACACAATGCAATTCTTCCGTCAGGATCGTTGAGATCTTTAAGTGGCACTGTAGGCAAGTCGATTTCAGTACACAGATTACTCATCTTAATAGGAGCAATTTTTTCTTTAAAAGGGCTATGAGTATTAGCATGGTCCACATTCATTAAGTAAACTCTACCAGTGTCCTTTCGTTCTTGCACAAACCTACCAAATAAGTCTAATGCTTTGTAAGTTTTTTTACGTAGCTTGGTATTGCGTTCTGCACGTTCATACAATTCTTTAAATTTATCTTGATCATTGAAGAACGCTTCGTACATTTCAGGAACGTCATGTGGACTAAAACAAGTAATGTCGCCGCCAGTGATCAATCGTTCGTACATGAGTTTGTTGAACTGTACACCATAGTCCATATGTCGAACACGATTGTCTTCAGTACCTTTGTTGTTTTTAAGTACTAACAAGTCATCGACTTCCAAATGCCATATAGGATAATACAAAGTTGCTGCACCATTGCGTACTCCGCCTTGGCTACAACTGCGAGTTGCACTTTGAAAATGTTTGTAAAAAGGAATCACACCCGTGTGATAGGCATCTCCACTCCTAATAGGCGAACCCAAAGCCCTAATTCGTCCTGCTCCAATACCAATTCCGGCTTTTTGGCTGACGTATCGTACGATACTGCTAGCAGTAGCATTAATACTGTCCAAGCTATCATCAGTCTCAATGAGAACGCACGAACTAAATTGTTTTTGTGGTGTACGTACACCAGCCATAATGGGGGTAGGCAAACTAATATCATGATTAGATACCGCATTATAATAATCCTTTACCCATTGAAGTCTTGTTTCCTTGGGATATTTTTGAAATAAAGTTGCTGCAATTAAAATGTAGGCCATTTGTGGCGTTTCGTAGATTTCTCCAGTAACGCGATTCTGTACCAAGTATTTCCCACGCCATTGTTCCATGGCCACATAGGTAAACTGTTCATCCCTTTCGTGAACCACAAATTGATCAAGCTCATTCCATTCTTCTTCACTGAAAGCTTCTAGCAATCCTTGATCATAGAATCCCCTGGAAACATTCTTTTTAACTAGCTCTAATACACTACAAGGTTGGTAATTTCCATAAAATTGTTTTCTAAGATGATAGTTAATCAACCTACCTGCTACATATTGATAATTAGGAGCGTCTTCGCTGATAAGATCAGCGGCACTCTTAATCATAGTTTCTTGAATGTCTGTGGTTTTGATTCCATTATAAAATTGTATGCGACTTTTGATTTCTAACTCACTGGCGCTTACACCTGTGATATCTTTAGTGGCCCAAAATACAACTTTATGTAATTTTTCTAAATCTAGCGGTTCTTTATGTCCGTCTCTTTTTATAACTTGAATTTGTGTCATTGATTCTTTTTCTCTTATTGTAATTTATAAAGCCCTAGATCCGATTCGGACAGTGTCTTAATTAATTTTAGGTCTTTGT